TTAGTACACAAGTTTTTCTAATTTTTGCTCTAACTCTCTGTCCATTTTCTCTGTTACATGTGTATACACCTTTATAGTCGTTTTTTCATCTGTATGTCCTACTCTTTTCATAATTGCTTTTAACGATATATTCATTTCCGCCAATAAACTTATGTGTGTATGCCTTAGTGTGTGAGTAGTAACTTTTTTATTTATATTTAATGATTCTGCAGCTGAGGACAATCGTTTGTTTATCCTACTGCCTTGCATAGGATTTCCTTGGCAAGTTGTGAATATAAACCCTCTATCAACATAGCTTGGTTCCCATTGTTGCATCTTTTTATTTTCTAACATTATTTTTTTCAATACATTTGCTATCCTTGAATTGATGGCGATTTTTCTTCTTGAACCTGCGGTCTTAGTAGTATCTTTGTGACCAAATCCAGCATTACATTTGATTCTGTGAATAGTACCGTTAATATCGATCGTCTTATTTTTGAGGTCTACATCTTTAACTTGTAGCGCTAATAACTCACCTATGCGCATACCTGTTAAAGCTTGAACTTCAACAGCCCCAGCAACTAAAATACGAGCTCTATACTGCATGTTATTATCGTTCAGTATAAAATCGCGTATCTGTATTACCTGTTCCATCTCTAAATAGTTATACATTTTCGCTTCTTCTTTTTCTATATCTTCTATCGTCTTACTCTTCTTTGGTAGTGTGACGCTATTTAATATGTGTTCGTTTGGATAATGGTAAAATTTAACGGCGTATTTAATAGCTTCTTTCATATGTCCAAGTTGACGCTTTACCTGATTTTCAGAATATATGTTTGATAATTCGTTAATAAATGTTTGCATGTACTTTGTATCAATTTTGTTTAAAAGTAAATTTTGAGAACTGTTCTTTTTGATGTTTTTGATTCTTGTTTTCAAATTATCAAGCGTCGTTACTTTAAAGCCAGATGTTTTTGTATGATATTCAAACCATTCATCTAATAGTGTATGAAAAGTCAAAGTTTTTAAAATGCTTGATGACTGGTTATTCAATTTTTCTTTTATCTTATCTTCTAATCGAAACATTGCCTCTTTTTGCGATTGCTTTGTATTCTTATTCAAGACAACACTTACACGTTTCCATTTATCTGTATACGGATCTTTGTATTTCTCGTAGTATCTATACTTCGTTTCATTGTTCTTATTTTTAAATTTTTCAAACCACATTTTACATCCCTCCTCAAAATTGGCAAAAAATAATAAGGGTAGGCGGGCTACCCATGAAAATTGTATAAAAAAAGACGCCTGTATAAAATACAGACGCCACTTATAGTTATAAGATTACATGGTTAATTACCAAAAATGGTAACGAATATATACGTGTTTTAAAGGATAAACCTTTAATATATTAAAATTATATCATCTTATATCAGGAATCTGCAATATATTATTATTAATTCTATTTATCAGTAACATAATATCCGAAGAATCTATTACTGGATTTTTAATTTTTTGGGGTAAAACTTTTCTTATGCGAAACTTACTAATCGGCTGGAAAGAATTTATGCAAGCGTAACTATTACCTTTTAATTTTTTTACCTTATCAATTGCTGATACTATGTTATTAATGTTTCTGTCAATTTTATTTAATTTATTTTCAATTTCTAAACTATCAGATATAAATTCACTAAAATAATCTTTAGTGATGAATTCTGTGTTGTTTTTTTGGTATTTTTTATCGAAAACTTCTTTTAATATAGCTGAATTATTTTGCGCGCTAATTAAATTTAAAAACAATCTTAAATAATACTCCCATTTCAAATCAAAATTCATCTTTAAATACTTTTTGTTTTCTTTAGAAGATAAGGGAATAACATTTACTATATCTTCCGTATTAGAATCATTTTTATTCATCACTATTGCAAAGTGTGAATTAGAGAATTCTTTATTAACGTTTATACCGAAATCTACAAAAACTATTTCTCCTTGTTTAAACTTTGGATAAAAACCTTTATGGTTTTTTTCACCTTCAAATCTCTTGAGTAAATAGTGAATATCTGAATCTAATTTTTTAAATTTTGGATTTCCAGAAGTTTTTAATTTATTAATGCGTTTTTCTATATTATGCGTCATCATTTCTCCTTTATTCTCGCTCACACTCTCACCACCATTCAACGTCTACACTTGTAGACGTTTTTTGATTAGTAAAATCATAATGAATCTTCTTTGGTTAACTTATCGCCATCTATTTTTTGTGAAATAAATTCCAAGTATTTACGCGCATTATGTGACGATAAATCTTTAGGTAACTCATAAGTGAATGGTTGATTACCACTAGTTAAAACTTCATATACTATAGTTTCTTTTTTTATTTTGCAATTAGTTATTTTCATTATAAACTTCCTTTCAAACACTGCTGAAATAGACGTCTTTTATATTAAAGTGCCATATAGGCGCTATTAATCACAATACAACTTTGCCCATTACTTTAATATTACTAAACGAAGCGACTTTGATATCATCATACTTCGGATTTAGAGATACCAAATTAATATAGTCTTCGCATATATCTACACGCTTGATAAGACTTACTCCATCTAATACAACGAGTGCAATTGTACCATCTTTAATAGAATCTTCTTTCTTAATAAAAGCGTATGTTCCTTGTTTTAACATAGGTTCCATTGAATCACCATTAACTAAAATACAAAAATCAGCATTTGATGGCGTTTCGTCTTCTTTAAAAAATACTTCTTCATGCAATATGTCATCATATAATTCTTCTCCTATGCCAGCACCAGTTGCACCACATGCAATATACGATACTAGTTTAGACTCTTTATATTCATCTATAGAAGTGACTTTATTCTGTTCATCTAATTGCTCATTTGCGTAGTTAAGTACGTTTTCTTGGCGGGGAGGTGTGAGTTTGTTGTATATGGAAGTGATGTCGTTTTTTTTATTATTTCTTGTAGGAAACAAATCATCGATACTGATATTTAAAATATGAGCAATTTCAAACAAATCATCTTGTTTAGGAGTTCTGTACCCTGTCTCATAATTTGAAATAGTAGCTTTTTTAGTGTTGAGTTTTTCTCCAAGTTGATCTTGAGTTAAGTTCAATTTGGTTCTATAGTATCTGATTTTATTGCCTATAAATTTCGCTAATTCTTTTTTATCCATTTTCTTACCTCCTTAAATTTACCTATAGTATAACCCAATTATTTTTGGTATTCAACAAAAAAATACACGAAAAGCAAACTTTTATGTTGACTTAAGTACACGTATCGTGTATAGTTAGTTTTGTAAGCGGGAGGTGACAACATGCAATGGAATTTAATAAAGTTGAGAAAAGAAAGAAAGTGTACTCAAGAAGATTTAGCAAACCTCTTGAATATATCAACTGAAGGTTATCGTTTAAAAGAATTAGGAAAGCATCAATTTAAGAATGATGAGATGTTTATTATCGCTGATTTTTTTGACGAAAATATTGGAGATATTTTTTTACCCACAAAGTACACGAAACGCAAACAAACGTCTTAAAGGAGACATAACAAAAGCAAGACCAATCATTAAAATTAGTAAAACTACAACTAAAATATCATAACCTTTCAGGACAAATTGAAGCTTATGATAAATCACTTAAAGAAATAAGATACACTCGAGATCTTTTCAACAAACATCTAAGCATGAATAACGAAGACGCATTTGCTGGTTTGGAAATGGTAGAAGATGAAATTACTAAAAAGCTACGAAGTCCTATCAAAGAGTTCCAAAAAGTAGTGAAAGCGTTAGACAAGCTTAACGGTGTTGAGGAAAAAAGGAGGAATAACAAATGAACATTCAAGAAGCAACGAAGTTAGCGATGGAGAAAGGAATAAGTATAAGGAGAGAGAATCAAGATGTGTATGGGATATTACCAACTAATTTGCAGCGTTATCAATGCCTAGTCGTATCTAGACACTATAAGAAAAAAAGACAAACCGCCGGCGGAAGGTGGCAGCCTAGCGCAGACGATTTAATAGCAGATGATTGGATTTTAGATTATTAATTTTTTCAAATCTCTAATTAAACCCATAAGTGTTTTGTAATCTTTTTTAGATTCTGATTCTGAGTAGGCGATACCTTCTCGAGAAAGAGCCATCTCAAGAAAACCGCCATCTTCAGCAGAAGCAATTACAAAATCTCTATGCTTTAATTCAAGAACTGCATCGATATAGTCTTCAAAATTAAAACCTAAAAAGAAAGCGTTAAATGAGGATTCATCACTACCGAAATAAGATGCAGAACGTTTAGACATACCTTCGTCAATTCTATCAAGGTAAATTGAATAAAGTTGTAAAAGGACAAATTTAGCTTCATCAGTCATAAGTCATTCACCTCCTTAATAGGAGTATAGCAGAAAGGAGCATAAACAATATGGAAGATATGAAAGAACTTTATTCTTTAAAAATCCAAAAGAAGAATTTAAATAATAAACAAAAGAATTTAATGTCTGTAATTAATCAATGTATTGAACTAGAAAAGTTTTCTTACACTGAAATTAAAAAAGTTCTCTACCTAATTGATAGAGAACAAAAGTATTTAGCTAATAACCGCAGAAAAACATAAGTTAAAAATAATCTAACTCGGACTGCTGGCAATCTTCTAAATATTTTTCATACTGATTTTTAGTTCCGCCCAGAACGTATTCAGTATTGTAGTACGCTTGTCCATTATCCAAAATTTTAACTAATTTTGTCCCAACGTGAACAAGCTCCCAACCATCTTTGAGAAGGTTATTAGCAGATTCATTAGCTAAATCATCATCGAAAGACAAAAGATGATAGTAGTTTTTCATAATACCACCTCCTTCCATTAGGAGATAACAACATTATACACGAAAGGAGCATAAACATTATGCAAGCATTACAAATAATAGAACAGAACGACACACATTACGTAGATAGTAGAGAAGTTGCGGAAATGGTAGGCAAGGAACATAAAAATTTAATTAGAGATGTTGAAAATTATAGAAGTGTAATTTTGCAAAGCTCAAAGTTGAGCCCTGACGATTACTTCATAGAATCAACTTATTTAGGCGCAAATAATCGTCAGACTAAACACTACCTACTAACCAAAAAAGGATGCGACATAGTAGCAAACAAGATGACAGGCAGTAAAGGGATTTTGTTCACAGCAACTTATGTTGACGCATTCCATAAAATGGATGAACACATTAAACAACAAGCAAAACTTTATGTACCACAAACACCAATGCAAGCATTAGAGATGATGTTCAAAGCGCAAAAAGACCAAGAACAGTTTAACCAACAAATGCAACAAGAAATCACAGGTATTCGTCACATTGTCGGTATCGAAACAAAAAACTGGCGCAATGATACAAACAAAATGTTATCTGCGATTGCGCAACATTTAGGTGGCGGAGCAATGCACCAAAAAGTTAAGTCTGAAGCTTACAAAGTATTAGAAGAAAAAGGACGTTGTAATTTAAAAATCCGTATGCAGAATCGCAAAGGCAAAATGCTAGCGAATGGTGCGACGAAGACACAGATTAACAAGTTGTCAAAATTAGATGTGATTACGGATGAACCTAGATTGATTGAGATTTACATTTCAGTGATTAAGAGTATGGCAATTAAATACGGTGTAGATATTAGCCAGTTTGAAATTTAAAGGAGAATCAGAGATGGAACAAGAACAAAGAGAATTACTCGCATACATTCATTACATTTTGAATATGGAGATTAGCAATACGTCAGAAACATATACACACACGATCGAAGAAGCAGGCAAAATCGAAACTATAGAAGTCAGTAGAGAACAACACTTAGAAGAGGTTATGAAATGGGCGGCGCAAGAGATTGAAAAACACTTTGATTTAGTGCCTGAACCAGAGGATTAATAACCATAATCTGCCAACAATCGAACAAACATCTTAATAGGAGGAACAACAAATGTTACAAAAATTTAGAATTGCGAAAGAAAGAAATAAATTAAAACTCAAATTACTAAAGCATGCTAGTTACTGTTTAGAAAGAAACAACAACCCTGAACTGTTGCGAGCAGTTGCAGAGTTGTTAAAGAAGGTTAACTAAATTAGACCTTATTATTACTTTTTAGAATGTGAACAATAGGTCGATAAAAAACTTAATAAACAAACTATAGCAACTATCAATGAATTTTGAATATGTAAATCGTTCTCGTTTATATAGTTTGTTACAAAGATTTGAATGTCAGCACCCGCCGCAATGCCATTAGACCATCTTATTAACTGTTTGAAAGGATGTGGAAAATCATTTTTGATACGATTGACAAATTTATCGTTTCTTTTATAGGTACCTTGCTCATTTATTGGATAGGTCGAATTGATGGCTTCAGCCAAAGTAGAGATAGCAGTTGGATTGATATAAAAATCTCTAATGGTCTGTTGTGCTTGAAGCACTATCTCATCATCAAACCTATAGAGTTCCTTAAAAGATTTTATCGCATCTTCAGAAAATAAATTTCTTTGAAATGTTAGAGAAGAAAAAGAATTACGCAAATTAAAATTCATTTCAATTAAGTTGTTTAGATGAAAGTCTACTTTGAAGTTAGAAAATAAATTTAAGTTATTTTTATTAATTATATCTAATTGGTACTTAAGTTTTAAAGACTGTTTAATTGCCATGCTTCTAGAAATTTCAACATTATTAATTGCGTTATTAATAGATAAACGAACATTTTTTAAAGGATCAATATACACCAATATCACCTCCTTAATAGGAGTATAGCAGAAAGGAGATATAACAAATGAACATTCAAAAAGTAATGAAATTAATATTGAAAAAAATTCATGAGATGAGGGAGATTTTAAAAAAGTTCAACAAAAATATCAGACACAAAGATCTAATTGTCATCAAAGTGAAAGATGAAAACAGCGTTCCATTAGTCATTTATAAAGGTGGAGAGCTGAAGAGCAAACGAGTAGTTAAATTTTTATGGGTAACTAGAAACGGAAATTACGAAGGTGGTTACGACATAAACATAGAGCATTATGCAAAGAGTGAAAAAGGCAGACCCGGTAGATATGAAAAATCAGGATTTAGAAGTTTGTTTTTTAAGGAGGATTCACAGTGAACAAATTGTGTAAAACAACCCTCCTCATCACAATGGCAGTTGTGACGTGGAAGGTTTGGAAGATTGAGAAGCACACTAGAAAACCTGTGATTAGTAGCAGGGCGTTGAGTGACTATCTAAACAACAAATCTTTAACCATACCGAAAGATGCTGAAATTTCTACTGAATCTGCTCGTCGCCTTTTGAAGTTCGCCGAACAAACTATTAGCAAATAACAACATTATACACGAAAGGAAAGATAGAAATGCCAAAAATCATAGTACCACCAACACCAGAAAACACATATAGAGGCGAAGAAAAATTTGTGAAAAAGTTATACGCAACGCCTACACAAATCCATCAATTGTTTGGAGTATGTAGAAGTACAGTATACAACTGGTTGAAATATTACCGCAAAGATAATTTAGGTGTAGAAAATTTATACATTGATTATTCACCAACAGGCACTCTGATTAATATTTCTAAATTGGAAGAGTATTTGATCAGAAAGCATAAAAAATGGTATTAGGAGGATATTAAATGAGCAACATTTATAAAAGCTACCTAGTAGCAGTATTATGCTTCACAGTCTTAGCAATTGTACTCATGCCGTTTCTATACTTCACTACAGCGTGGTCAATTGCGGGATTCGCAAGCATAGTGACATTCATATTTTATAAGGAATACTTTTATGAAGAATAAAAAAACTGCTACTTGTTGGAGCAAGTAACAGTGACAAACACTTATCAAAATATACAACTTAATTAAATCAAAATATACGGAGGTAGTCAACTATGACTAAAAATTATAAAGACATGACGCAGGACGAATTAAGGGATTTGTTAGGTGAAAAAAACTCAGAACTGTATGAATTAGCGGAAGAAATTAAGGAAGAAACTGAATTTGATATTTTACTTTTTTCATCAATAGGAGTTAGCGACGGAGATTTCATAAAAAGTTCGAGTTATGTGATTGGTCATACTTTTGATCTTGCTTACTTATTGGATAACACTAAGATTTACAAAGGCATTGTCGATGTTCTCCAAATGTATAAATCACAAAGAAATTTCGGTAATGATGACAACAAGGAGGACTAAAACAATGCATTACAAAACGGGTGACGTGCGTCGAAAAATAATTAATGTAGATGGGTTTGATTTTCAATTAAGAGTTAAGAAACGAGCATATAGCGTCGAAATAGTTGTTCTAGATCACGAAGATAATTCAATTGACGGGACACTAGTTTCTGACGAAAACGATCTATACACAGCTTTAGATATTTTGAAACAAAGTATTTATGAATGGATTGAAGAGAACACAGACGAGCAAGACAGACTAATTAACTTAGTCATGAGATGGTAGGAGGTTGCTATGAAGCAGACTGTAACTTATATCATTCGTCATAGGGATATGCCAATTTATATAACTAACAAACCAACTGATAACAATTCAGATATTAGTTACTCCACAAATAGAAATAGAGCTAGGGAGTTT